CCAGAAGGCGCAGGAACCAGTCCTTGATGGTCCGGAAGAAGTCATTGACCGAATCCAAACCGTTCCTGAAGATATCGTAGAAGGTATCCGCCGTGGCGTCATGGACCCGCTCAAGGAAGCGCTCGTGCTCTTTCTGTGCTTCTTCCAACGCCTCCTTTTGCCGCTCCAGAATCTCCTTTTGCGCCCGTTCCTCGGCCTCCACGTGGGCCGAAGCCATCTCATTGTAGATCCCGCCGGTCATGATACCGGCGTCACCACCGACGGGGGTGCCGTAGAGTTCCCGGCGGAGTGCCGAATAGGATGCAGTGGCCCGACGATCAAGGGCCTCCAAAGAGATGGTGACCTTGCTAATAGACCTGGCTAGTTCATCGTTTCCTTTGGCGGCGCTCTGTATCGTCGTCCCCAGGGTGTGGATGATGGCATCCGCTCGAAGGGCCGCATCCGCCATGCCTCGGGTGCGCAACTCCACCCCGCCGGCCTTCTCGCCCAGGTCGTCAAACGCGCCGGCATTCGCCATCATTTCGACACGAAGGTCTCTCCACCCCTCTGCAAGAGACTCGGTGAGTCTGTTCCAATTGGCAAGCCCCTCCGTGCCGATGTTTTTGAAGATAGCCTCCGCCTCCCTGGTGAGCCTATCTGCCTCCTCGAAATTGAGCTTCATGAAGGCCCAAAGTTTCCTGGCCGATGTCTCAAAATATGCGACCATTCCACCAAAAAAACTCGCAACGCCGTCAACCATCCACTTAAAGACGTCGTAGATGGCCTTTGCCACGAATTTCATGATGTCCAGGGTGTCAAGGGCGGACTGCTTGGCCACCATCCATGCCCGCGCCAGCTCCGTACCCTCCAGACGCGCGAACTCATTCTTGATAGCCAGCACGCCCCGATTGGTGGCGTCCACCAGGTCCTTTATCGCCCCAATGCCGGCCGTGGCCATGTCAGTAAATATGCCGGCTGAAAGGCTGGCCTTGAGATCGTTCCATGCGTTCGTCATGCGGTTGGTTTGGGCTTCCAGGGTATCAGCCGCTTCCCGGCTGGCGGCCGCGAACTCCATCCGCAGTCCGCGGCTGAATGCCTCGAAGAACGTCCTAGCGTCGATCCCCTTAGCCACCAGGGCCTCAAACTCTTTGCCTGTCATGCCGAAAGAGCGGGCGGCAACGGAGAAGGCAGAAGGCAGGGCTTCACTGAGTTGCTGCCGAAGCTCCTCCATGCTAACCTTGCCCTTGCCGGCGATCTGCGTGAGGGCCGTGAAAGCACGCTGTAGGGTCTGTGACTCGGTCCCCAGCACCCTGGCGGCCTCAAGGGTGCCAACGAACGTCCGTCGTAGAGTTTCCTGCTCGATCCCAAGCCCCTTGGTGGCCGCCGCGAACTTGGCGTACTCACGCTGGAGATCACGCGCCACGTAGCCCAGCCGCTCGGCCTCCTCACGCACGAAGCGCATCTCGCGCGCAGCGTTGTCGCCGAAGGCGAAGTCCATGGTCTTCTGGATCGACTGCATGTCCGACTGGAATCTGGCCAGTTCACTCGCCACGCGCCCGAACTCATAAACAGCCAGGGCTCCGATTCCGGCGATCCCGGCGCGCACGGCCGTCAGAGTCTTCCCCACGGCCGAGAATTGCGTGGACATGCCGCGCGCGGCATCTTCAACCGAGCGCTTGGCGTTGTTCACGTCGCGATTCAGCCGATCCGTGCGAGCATAGATGTCTATGAAGGCTTCACCGAATCGCTGGGCCACCGGCTTTATCCTTTCCTGACTTCAGTTTTACTTCTTGCCGCTCAGCGGCATAAAAACGCCGTGCCATGAGCGCGATCTTTTCAAAGGTCTTCAGGGGATCTTCGGCACCGTACCGGTCAATGGCCTCCCACACCGCCAGGTGGTTGATGTCCACCGTGCCGCCGAAGGCCATGATGCGCTGACCATTCACGAGATGAAAAAGCTGGACCGCCTCCCGATTCTCCGGGAGGACATCGGGGATGCAAGAGCCACAGTCGGGCTCTTGTTCACGTCGCATGTGCCACACCCGGCATATTTCGCAGGGACTACGCGGATCACCCGTCATCGCCCATGTCTTGGTGCGACGGATGACGGCGTCCACGTAGTCTAGGAGTTTTTTGTTTCGGACTCCTGCCGACGCGCCCGTTCCTCACGGAGGATGTCCATGAACCGGTCATATGCCTCTTTGAAGTTCGGGCTCTCATTGTGGAGTAACAGCTTGTTTTCCGTCGTGCATGGGATTTCCTGTCCGTCAGCCGTGATGAGGTGCCAGTCGGTGATCGTATAGTCCACCAGGACCTCCACGTAACGGTCATGGTCCCCGTCCATGTACTCGAGTCGCTCCAGCTGGCGTGTCTTTGGGTTCGGCACGTATTCCACCTTGCGGCGAATCTTGGCCTTGTCCATGATGCGCTTTATGTCGGCACGGCTGGGCAATCTCAGTTCAATCCACTCTGTTTGGTCTTCATCCAGATAGAATCGGGTGGAATGATTGAGGTTGGTAAGGTCAAAAGGCATGATGGGCCTCCATATTGATATTGAGTGAACAAAAAAGCCCCGGTCCACCTATGGGGGACCGGGGCAAACCAGCGCTTTGGCTGGTGCGGCTTAGACCCACGTGATCGGGCCTGACCCGGAAATGGTGATGCTCACACGAGCCACGTTGTCGGCCGTAAGGCTGGGGTTGTAGGCCGTTACCCGGCAACCGGCGTTCGCATCCGTGGTTGTGTCGGGACACCAATAGGACGTGTCGTTCACATACACCCGAAAATCTTGAATCATGGTGTTTTGGAACAGCGCGTCCTTGAGGGCCGCCTGCCCATAGGTGTCGCTAGGATCGAAGAATCCCTCGATGGTGGCAGACCAACTCTTGATGCCAACATTGCTCTTGGCCCACTCGGTCCCGAAAACATTCAACGGAACCTCCGGGGCATTGATCGTGAGGGTCCAACTGGCCATTTCAGCCACCTCATAGGTTCCGAGCTTCACATGTCCGTCCTGTCCGCTAAACGTCGCCATAATGACCTCCTTCAAAAAAAAGGCCCCGACGCCGTATGGGCGCCGAGGCCATGGTTGGTGTTGCTTGTTATCAGCTAGCCGGAGCCAGCCGGACGATTGTTGCTAGTCGAAAAGAGTCAACCCTTTACTTGCCAATGCTCGGAAAATCTTATGCGTATCCTCACCGACCCGGAGCGTGGTCAGGTGCTCCGTCTTCACGTCGGCGTCCACGTAGATGGGATAGCCAGCATCCTGCGCGGCATAACAAAACCGCACATCCTCCCCGATGGGTGCGCCATCGTCCGTGGTGCCAAACCGAAACCACGGATATGGCATATCATCGAAGACCCTGGCATCTATGAGAAGGCAACCCGTTCCGGTCGCCGTCACGCGGTTAAGGCCCGGCTTGTAGTCGTAGAGCACTTGCAGCCGGTGCCGTTCGCCGACCATCACCAGAGGGTCGAATGGCGGTCGGCGCTTGAACATGAGCCCCGCGACAATGGGGAGCCCATGGGAGAGCAGCCGGAATATGGTGTCCTCCGGGAACGTCATGTCGGCATCCAGGAAGAGTACGTGGGTGCAGTCCATCTCCAGTGCCCGCAGCACGATGAGATTTCGCATCTCGTCGATGGGGCCGCTGGATGCCCGGACTATCTCCGTCCCAGGTGGTTTCCTAAGCATTTGCAGACTGAATGTGAAATCCGCCGGCGCGTGGGTCCAGCTAAGTGGGACTCCGATGGCCAGCTTGACGGACCCGGAGTCACACGGCGTTCCATCCATGGCGTCTTCTCCGTCTGTAGGTCAAAAGGTCCTGCGCCCGCCATTGAGGAGAGCGGGTGCGCCGGTAGTTCTCATCATCGTATTTGGGGTTAAGAACCGGGTGAAGATGAATAAGTCTGGCGTCAGAAGCAAACTTGTAACGTCCCATGGCGCGGCACCGCTCGGTCAGTTCCACATCACACCAGAAGTGCCTGTATCCAGTGTGGAAGAACTCCCACCCCAAGAGAGGCAGAAGGTTTTTATGCGCCAACCAATGGGCGGCCACTGCCCCTGTGGTCTGGATGCCGTCGTTCAGCCCCACAAGGCCCCACCCATCCGGGAGCGTCGCCATCGCGTCCAGGGCGTTCCGCACGCATCCAGGCTCCATGACGCAGTCGTCACCCATAAAGAGCACATGGTCGTGAGCGGCCCGTCTGGTGAGATCGGCCACCATGCGAGGCGCCCCGATTCTGTGCCGGTCGTAGACAGCCAGGACTTCCAGCCTGTCCTCAGGGATTCCGGCGTTGACATGGACGCTCAGGATCGCGTCCAAGGCCCGCACGGGACGGATCACCGGGATAATGACGGAAACCCTTGGCTTACTCATGTCTTCTGCACGTAAAGGTTGTAGACAGCCCGATAGCACCAGGTCTTCAGTTCGGGGTCCCTGATGACCTGTTCTGATTCCAAGCGCATATGGACGAGGGAAGAACCGGAAACGTCGAGGGAACAATGGTCGTAGAGATCTTCCAGGTGCGACCCATAAGTGATAGCGTTGGCGGCCGTGGAATCTGAGGTGTAGATGTCGAACTGGATGAGCAGATCGGCGAACCGGCTCGGACCGAAGAGTGCCGACCTGACATTGGACAACGGCTGATAGACGGCATAGGGCAGAGTAGCATTCTGCGGGGCCTGCATGAAATAGAGTCGCCCGCCAAGGTCCGTGTGGATCTGCGGGGCCGGATCGGCCGAAAATGCGGCATAGATGGCGTCGAAGATCGGCTTCATGGCGAATTACCTCACCATAGCGCAGCGGAGCGAGCCGACCGGACGAAGCCCTTCACCTCTTCCCGAGTCAGAGCCCCCTCGAAGGCGGCCGTAATGGCCGACTTGGCAGCATCCCGAGCCCACAGCAGGAAGGGCTGGCCCGGATGCTTGGATGTCCCCCAATGGACCCACGCCGCGTAATAAGCCATGTAATCCCCGGCGATGATCTGGAGTCCATAGGGCTTGCGGCGTCTGGGACCACCCGTGATCCTGTAGCGGATGGACTTCTTGAGCGTGCCAGGGAAACGCGCTGTCCAGGGTTGACCAGCATGGGGCCCGCGCTCATAGGGACCACGGATTTCGTCACCAACGGGGCACATTGCCTTAGCATACGCCTTCCAGATGCGGCCTGCATCTGAGAGAGACCGCCTGGTGGCCCGCTCCACGGACACCTGGAACCGCTTGTCGTCCCACCTGACGGTGGTGTGAGCCACCACGTCAGATCCGCTCGGCGTCATAGGATCTCCCTCGCTAGAAGGAGCTGCATGGTGTTTCGCTCCTGAATGTTCAGCACATGCCGGATCTCGAACACTCTGCCGTCATAGACCAAGCGATGCTTGGGCGTCAGGCCGTCGTAGTATCGGATAGTGACATAGTGGGTCACATCCGCCTGCACGGCGCCGGAAGCGAAATACTCCTTCCCGGTGATGGGCCTGATGTTCGCCCACACGGTCGCCACGTCGGACCACGTTTCCGTCACGCCGCCCATGCTATCCGTCGTTTCGGTTACAGCTTGGATGGTCACTCTATGTCGCAGTTCGCCTGCGCGGATCATAGCGAGCGATACTCCCCGATGAGCTGCTGCACCGTCCACGGAATCTCCAGAACCGCCGAGAGGCCACTTCCAACCACTACCGGTTCGCGCATCTCATAGGCATGCGCCACCAAAAGCAGAATCGCATGGCGGATGCGCTCCGGCACGCTGTTGGCCCCGGAGAAACCGGCCACACACGTGATGCTGATACCGTCCACGGGCCAAAGAGACACAGTCGGCCATTGACGGTCCGGGGTAAGTACGACGGCCGGGCTGTGTTCGTCCGGGTCCAGCGTGTAGGATTCTTCCTCCAGCGTGTGGGAATTGCCGTCCTCATCCGTGTAGATGACGGACGAGATGGACTGCACGCGGCGAACGCGCAGGGGGAGCCTGGCCCCGGTGGGCCAGGCGTCCTCCGTCTGCAC